AGCTCCTCTAGCTCCTCTAGCTCCTCTAGTTCCTCAAACAGTTCCTCTAGTTCATCAAGCAGTTCTTCTAGTTCATCTAGCAGTTCTTCTAGTGGTGGCGGAACATGTGCAGATAGTTTAGGTGATTTTATGTTAGATGGCGATTGTGGTACATGTGCTGATTTGAATAACTATTTAACCACATTATATTCATATTCTTTTGATCCCACGTCATTGAGTGAATGTCAAACAGCATTTCAAAAATTTAAAGACGCCGAAATTAGTTATCTTCCGTGTGGTGGCGCGTTTTCTAGAGCGAAATTTGGTCCGTGTTGTCCCGGTAAAACATTTTGTGAAAATTATCCAAACGAAAAAGATACTGTGTTGGTTTGTTGTTCGAACGGAGCAATAACGCAGTGTAAAAAGTCTCAAATAAGTGTATGTGGTAGTGGTCAAGATGTGTGCAGCACAATCGGGGCGAATTGGTTTAGTATAGGAGAACCCAAACTTTTAAGTGATTGTGCAAATCCAACAACAGAAACACAATATTGTTGCTGTTGGAGTGGATATGGTAGTTGCATTACAGATGATTTTGCAATGGTTGTTTGCCCTACCACTGTCGATTGTGGTGCTAGCTTGTTATAAATAATACAAAAGGGTCAAAATGTCAGATTATATTGCTTATAAAATAAAAGAAATATTAAATGTTGAAGGTTCTTATTTCAGAAAAGACTCTTTTATAATTCCATCTACTTCTTCTAGTTCTATGACAATTTCTAGTTCTAGTAGTTCAAGAAGCAGTAGTTCATCTAGTTCCAGTTCATCGCGTTTATCTAGTTCATCAAGCAGTTCTTCTAGTTCATCAAGCAGTTCTTCTAGTTCATCTAGCAGTTCTGCGCCGTGTGCACAATGTACAAGTCTAGAATTTGAAGATGCTGCATTCCCAACAACAACAACACCGGGGGTGAATTTCCACGAATTGATATGTGGTTCGTCTCCCACAATTTGGAGATATATAATCGATCCAAGCGGCACAACACCACCAACGGAGGGGAATTTAGTAGAAAATAATGGGTGTGCTTCTCATATTTTTTATGTAAGAGATTGGGATAAATATTCTTCATATAGAATATTATATGAACTATATACTGCTTCCGATAAAGTTTATTATTATCATTATGATGCGACAACAAAACAAGCATCATTATTAACTAAAAATATTTTTACAAGTAATAAAAATTTAACATTTAATTATAATTGGGCAAATCCATTACAGACTGTTAATGCTTTTTGGATTAATCCTAAACCGGATGGATTAACAGATATTAATCCTGTTTTTAATTGTACAGAGTGGAGTATTCAGATGGCTCCGAATTCTTGTATAAGTAGATCATCTTCATCCTCTTCGTCCTCATCATCAAGTTCTTTATCTTCTACTAGTTCTCAATCTTCTTCATCTTCTTCGTCTTCTTCGTCACAATCTTCTTCTAGTTCTAGTTCTAGTTCTTCTAATTTTTATAATTGTGCTGTTGATGATACCGGTTCTTGGGCTAGTGATTGTGAACCTCCAGGATCAGACTGTTTTTCTGGCGGCAACTGTTATGCAAGAAATGTTGGAACTTCTTTGGGAACTATAGTTTCACCAAATAGTGCATCACTTGAATACAGGGTGTGGTATCAGTTGTATGTGAACCAAACAATTCAAATTACTGCTATTCAAAAAGTGTCAGATGTTGGAAATTGCACTGCAACGGTAACATTAGGAAGTTCTGATGGTGGAAGTATAGACGAATGGCATGCTGGATGGATTCTAGGAAATTTTACAGGGTCTAGCAGCAGTAGTTCAAAATTAACACAACCAGATTCTTGTGGTACTGATGTATTTTTTGAATATGTTCAAGCCACAACAGCAGCACCAGTCGAAACAACTTTAAATTTTGCTGGAGGTATATCTGGGTGTGTGGACTCCTCACTAAAAGACGCAAGATTTGTTTTTACTGTAACTTTTAATAATTGTACTGGCGGTGAATATGAATTTAAAGATGTTGTGCGACCAGTGTGTATTAACACTGGTTCTGGTGGACCATCTCAACCATGTACACCGAACGATGATATTTTTGGTGGCACTGTTGGTGCTTGGGCATTTTGGAATACAGAATCTACAGGAAGTTTTCCGTTTGGTTGTGACCCAACAGCAGAAATTGCTGGTAATTTTCATTACATGCCAGATGGTGCAAATGCCAAAAATGTAAATAATTGTTATTGGTGGCAAACAAATGGGTTAGGTGGTTCAACATCATTGTCTGCATGTGAAGGTGAAGGAATAGATTATGTTGGAGATGATTTTGTTTCCAATAATTTTCCACTGTGTCCTAAAAATATATGCAAAACATATTTACAAGGACACCCTTGGGCTCCATTACAACACGAATGGAACCATATTCATTCTGGAGCATTGTGTAGTGGTGCAAACTGTGTAGGGTATTGGCCCTCATATTATGTCGCAACTCCAGGGTGTACTGCATTAATGTTAACATTTGATTGGGAACGATTTTTAACTGTTCAATATACAGGCGGAAGAATCGATACATTGAGCACACGACGAGGGGGAGTCAATGTAAGCAATATAGATTGGCTATTTCAAAATGGACGCATGTCAGAACAAAGATATCAATATTTTAAAAATAATACACAGTATCATGATGCAGATCCGGATGTTTATGGAATGGGGGTTTGTAGCTCTACGGTATCCGACTCATGTAAAGCCGATTTAGACGGATTTCCTTCATACGATGGTGTATTTTTTAATTTTTGGAAAGATCCAAAATTTAATGTGGAATATTATATAACATTTGATGTTCAATATGATGTTGGGCAACCTTTATACATCGGAACGCTCAGTTTACCCGAATTTCCAATTAATTTTACAGGTGGGGGGTTACGCAGCACACGAGATGGGGTAGTTATTCAACCAATACATGGCAACGATTCCTACTATTCTTTATTGCAAGAAAAGCAAGGCAATTCTGTGTGTGATTTTGATTATAATTGGAGCCCATTCAATGCTTTAATGAAAAGAAAAACTATAAATTCTACCTGTGATATGGCATTTTTTGCTATACCAATAAAGCCCTATTTAACACACGTACCATATACATTTAGAATTAATCCAAATTCTATACAAATTAGAGAAATTACATAATTATAAATATATTTAAAGGAAAATTCTACTATGGCATATATTAAAAATTTAATCGATGGGAATATTGACGAATTCAAAACAAATATTGATTCTACATTATATACCAAATTATCAGAAAAACTTGATGAATTAAAAATAGATGTTGCTTCGGATATCTACAACGAGGGGCGTTGTGTTCCTTGTTCACAAAAAATAAATGAAGGCAAAAAAGGTGACTGTAAAGCAGAATATGAAGATTGTTTACAAGAAGTTAAAGAACGAGACGGAGATCGACCAACTGAACGAGATTGCGAAATGCAATACAATAAATGCAGGGACAAAAAATGAATAAAAATATAATACAATCGATAGAAAAAAATTTATATTCAAAAGTTGTAAATAAAATGGAAGAAATGCGTAAAGAAATTTCCGCATCTTTATTTGAATATCGTTTCCCAGAAGAACAAGAAGGTGAAGAAGAGCGAGAAAAAATGGAAATGGAAGGGGACGATGAAGAAGAAAAACAAAAAGAACTAGATGCTTCTAACGAAAAAGAATGTTTAAAATTATTAAAGAAAAAATATCCAAATAAATCATCAGATGATTATAAAAAGATGATTGAAGATGGTAAGTGCAAGGATTTAGAAGAAGCCTATATTGAAGAAAAAAAATTAATAGGTAAACAACACAAATTAGATGCAAATAGAAATGGGCGTTTAGATTCAGAAGATTTCAGATTGCTTCGAGCAAAAAAAGTACATGAATCTATATTAGGAATCCCATTTAGTCCAGAGGCTTTGAAACTAGCAAGAAATATAGTTGGAACTGGACTGATAAAAGGAGCGCAAGTTGAACCAACCACTAAACCAACCACTAAACCAAATAGCCCACCAAAACCAAAAAAGAAGGTTAAGAAATGAAACTCATAACAGAACACACAACAGAAGTAAGAGTATTAACAGAAGAAAAAGAAGGCAAGAAGCATTTTTTCATTGAAGGAATCTTCATGCAAGCTGACCAAAAAAATAAAAATGGTCGTATTTATCCATATCCTATTCTTTCGAGAGAGTGTGGTAGGTATGTTACTGAGTATGTTCAACAAAACCGTGCTTTAGGTGAACTTGGACATCCAGAAGGACCAACAGTAAATCTAGAAAGAGTTTCACATATAATTAAAGAATTAAATGTAAATGGTAAAGATATTATTGGTAAAGCAAAAATTATGGAAACTCCTTATGGCAAAATTGTACAAAATCTTATGGATGAAGGTGCAAAACTAGGAGTTTCTAGCCGTGGTATGGGTTCTTTAAGAGAATTTCAAGGCGTAAATATGGTACAAGAAGATTTTTCATTAGCAGCAGTAGATATTGTTGCTGACCCTTCTGCTCCAAACGCTTTCGTAAATGGTATCATGGAAGGAAAAGAATGGATATGGGAAAATGGTATAATTAAACCCGTAGTCATTGAAAATTATAAAAAACAAATAACAAAAACAAGCCAAAGAAAACTAGAAGAACAAAAACTAAAGATCTTCAAGGATTTCTTATCAAAATTATAAAATTTATAAATATATTAGATTAAAAGTCTAAGGAGATTACATAAAATGGACCCCAAAAAAATAGCAGAAGGATTAATGAAATCATTATTTGCCCAACAAAATGAATTAGTCGAAGAGGCTGATGCCGAAGAAGACGAAGAAGAGGGCGAAGAAGATGAAAATGGTGAAGACGAACAAGAAAATGATAATGGCTCAGAAGAAACTGAAGAGCCAGAGAATAACAACCAAAAACAACCAGCATCCGGTGGTAAAGTATCAAACACATCAGGCTCTGCTGCTAAATCAGTTGAAATGAAATCAACCGGTTCAATGGCTGCAGAAAGAAAAGCAGGTTCTGGTGTTTATTCTTCAGATGCTCATGGTGGGTCAACAAACGATATTACAGGCAAGAGCGGACAAATGGCTCAACCTGTAGCACAACCTGGTTCTGCACAAGCAGCACAAGCAACTCTTCAAATGAAACCATCTTGGGCAGGTGTTCAAATGCCAACCTTTGATCGTGGCCAAATGGCAGAAGATGTAAAAATTATGTTTGGTGGTGCCGAAGATTTATCAGAAGAATTTGTAAACAAAGCAGCAGATATTTATGAAGCAACATTGGTTACAAATCTACAAGCAATCACTGAACAATTAACTGAGCAATTCTCAAATAAACTAGTTGAATCAGTAGAAGCCGTTGCAACGACACTAGAAGAACAAATTGACAAATACCTCAATTATGTTGTCGAAGAATGGGTAAAGGAAAATAAACTAGTTGTTGAGCAAGGATTAAGAACTGAAATTGCAGAAAATTTCATTTCTGGTTTAAAGAATCTATTTGCTGAATCATACATCGAAGTTCCTGAAGACAAGGTAAATGCATTTAATGAAATGGCAACAGCATTAGAGACTTTAGAAACAAGAGTAAACGAAGAGATGAAAAAGAATGTTGATCTCATTAATGAGATGCAAGATCTAAAGGCTTCTATGATTTTTGCAGAAGAAACCGAAGCATTATCAGACTTAGATGCCGAAAACGTTAAGAAATTAGTAGAAAATCTTCGTTTTGATGAAGAAACTAATTTTAGAAACAAAGTACAAACTTTAGTAGAAGGTTACGTTAAAAATAAGACAAGTAAAACTACAACCATTTCTGAGACAGATTCAACAGTTAGTGAAGAACCAGTTAATCAACCAGTATTCATGACTGAATCTATTAAGAAATATGCTGAAGTTTTAGGTAGAACACTCAAGGGATAATTTTCAAAAAAAAGTAAATTATAAATATATTTACAAACAAAAGTTTAAAGGAGCTAGAAAAAAATGGACCCCAATCGTCAAATGTTATCAGAGTCAGTAAGACAAAAATGGGAAGCTATCGTAAACCACGAAGCTCTACCCGAAATTAAAGATAACTATCGCAAGACAGTTACCACAGTTCTATTAGAAAATCAAGAGCGTGCTCTTCTTTCAGAGAATGGCGTTCTTGGAACAGGTTTAGGAAATGTTGGTGGAGCATCAGCTAGTGCAACACAAGGTATTGATGCTTTTGATCCAATTCTAATCAGCCTAGTTCGTCGTAGCATGCCAAATCTAATGGCCTATGATATTGCTGGCGTTCAACCAATGAATGGCCCAACTGGTCTAATCTTCGCAATGAAGACCAAGTACGGTGGAGTTGATGGTTCAGGAAACCGTGGTACAAACGAAGCCCTCTATAAGGAAGCCAATACACAACACTCTGGCAAGAGCAGAGCAACATCCACACCACAAGGTGGTAGCAATTCTCAAGTTGCAGGCAGCAACAGCTACCACACCGGTTCTATGGGTGACGTTTTTGCTGGTGACGTTGGTGGCGGTTCCGATGGTTCATTCGAAGCTGCAACAGGTATGTCAACCACATCAGCCGAAACATTAGGTTCAACAGGTAATGCATTTAATGAAATGTCATTCACCATTGAGAAGACTTCTGTAACTGCTCGTAGCCGTGCTCTAAAGGCAGAGTATACTACAGAACTCGCCCAAGACCTCAAGGCAGTACACGGTCTTGATGCCGAAACAGAACTTGCTAATATTCTTAGCACAGAAATTCTTTTCGAAATTAATCGTGAACTAGTAAGAACAATTTATCAAGTTGCTCGTTTAGGTTGCCAACAAGCCGATCTAAATGGTAAGGCCGCTGGTAAAGGACTAAACCAAAATGCAGGCGGTGGCGTATACGATCTAGAACTAGACTCAGATGGCCGTTGGTCAGCCGAGAAGTTCCGCGGTTTAACTTTCCAAATCGAAAGAGAATGCAACGTAGTTGGTGCAGAAACTCGTCGTGGTAAGGCAAACTTTGCAGTCGTTTCACCTGACGTTGCTGCAGCACTAAGCATGAGCGGTCTACTAGACTTCAGCCCAGCTTTTAGTGGCGGAATCAATACTGATGTAAATGGTAACAGCTTTGCTGGTACAATGCACCAAGGTAGAATCAAAGTCTACATTGATCCATATTCAATGCCAACAAACTACAATGACTTTACACCAGTTAATTACGTTTGCGTAGGATATAAGGGAACAAGTCCATATGATGCAGGTATGTTCTACTGCCCATATGTCCCACTACAAATGGTAAGAGCCGTTGATACAAACACTTTCCAACCAAAGATCGGCTTCAAGACTCGTTACGGCATGGTAAGCAATCCATTCGTAGCCGAATCAATTGGTGGAGTAAATCCAGATGGCGAAAAACTAACACCAAGAGTAAATCAATACTACCGCATCTTCCGCGTAGACAATCTACACGGTAATGATGCTAGTTTCTCAAATTGATTGAGTTAGTTTAAAAGGGGATTCATTGCAGGGGCGGCTAGAAATAGCCGCCCTTGTCTTTTATAGATACTTTAGGAGGATTTATGGCATCAGAAATAGCAAAATCAGTAATTCAAAGACAACCCAAAACTATAAACACTCTTCAATATAATCAGTTTAGATTTGTCTTACACAGAACTCCTGAAATAATTTATTTTTGCCAAGGAGTAAAATTTCCAGGCATAACTATGGAACCATTAAGACAGCCTTCTCCTCTAGGAACTACTATACAACGAACACCAAATAATATAACATATGAAAATTTAGAATTTTCATTTTTGGTTGCAGAAGATTTTAAAAATTGGTTAGAAATACATAATTGGATTCATCGTCTTTTGCCGACAAGAGATTTCAATAATCAATATAAAGAAAATATTGATTCTAAAACTGGAGACACAAAACAATCAAGATTTCAAGATGCAAGTTTAATTTTATTAAATAGTGTATCCAAAGGATTTATGGAAGTTACTTTTACTAATTGTTTCCCAATATCTTTGGGTGGTATAGATTTTACTAGCACAGTGACAGATTCAAAACCAGTAATTTCTTCTGTACAATTTGCATACACAGGTTATACTATAAGCACAATATAAGGAGTGCTTTATGGATATTATGAAAATACGTGAGATGGCGAAAGATGATCTTCCCATCAATGATGAAAAATTAGATATAGAATCTTTAAATATTCCACAACTTCATGGAAAATACTTAAACATATACCAAGATGAGAAGATAGTTCTACACGGTATTAAAATTGAATACCGAAAATTAAAAAAATTAAAATGGGAATATTATACGGGAAAACTTGATCAAGAAACTCTTAAAAAATTAAACTGGGAACAATTCGATCTTAAGATTCTTAGACAAGACATAGATCTTTATCTAGAAGCAGATGAAGAACTAATTAATTTAGAAAAGAAACTACTAATTCAAGAAGAAAAGGTAGATTATTTACAATCTATTCTAAAGGCATTGAATAATCGTCAATTTCATATACGAGATGCTATATCTTGGAGAAAGTTTATCAATGGAGTAAACTAAATACTATTAGATGTGTGACTTGAAAATTTCCAACATAGATTCTGTTTACATAAAGGTTGATTGTGATGCTGGCTACGCTAAAGAACTCTCAGACTTCTTTACCTTCACAGTCCCTGGGCATAAGTTTATGCCCGCATTTAGAAAGAAGATGTGGGATGGAAAGATCAAACTC